ACACGGTGTGAGGTGCGGCATATGTCGAAATTACAAATACACCGATGTCTTGGGAGTTCAAATCGACAGTTTTCTTGACACCCTAGATCATACGACCCTCAAGACCTTTAAAGTATTCATAGTCTTTCAACTGGCTGAAATACTTCAATGGGACATCTGTATCAGATGGACGGCCACCGAATGGGGAAGCGAACGACAGGGCATCTTTACCACACAGAACGGCGCGGCGTACAGTCGTAATAACTGCCGAGGTCGAGCTGTTCTGGCCGTAAGCCACACGCGGAGCCTGATAGATGTAGACGTTCTTGTACTTGCCAGCACAGATCATGCCATTCTTGAACGGCGTGTCGATAGCGTTGGCAGAGCCGCCAGCAATGCGGTTCAGCTCAATGTTGTACCATTGAACTGCGCTGGTTGCGTCATGTTGAAGATCGACCATCTGCTCAGGAGAGATGTAGAGGTCGTAAGTGCCACCAGGCAGCGATTCCATTGGCTGATTCTGACGGGCGTTCAACTCCAGCGCATAGTCGATAAGCGGCAGAGAGAACTTGTCGGCAGAAGTCAGTGCTTGGTCGGTAGCGGCAGCGGCAGCACGAAGGATGCGGTTCGTAGAAGGAGCAACCGGCGTGTTGTGACCTTGAATGTGCAGCTTCTTTGCTGCCGAATCATAGGTCGTGCCGTTCAGGGTTACGCTGGTCGGTGTAGAACCTGCGAGTTGCATGAACAGGGAAGCATCAAGCAGTTCAGCAGCCCGTTTCGAGATTGCCTTGCGGGTTTTCTCATCAAAGCTGATGTGGGTGCGTTGTTGCTCGATGGTCTGCGCTGCTGGATTCGATACCGGAATACGCGAGACGTTCATCTTCATGTTGTGGGAAGTCAGGTCGAGAGCTTCCTCATTGCCGCGAGCCGTTCCGCCCTCGCCAATCGGGTTGTTCGACAGCTTGCCTACATAAGAAAAGGTAAGTTGATCGCCGCGAGCGTCCTTACCGGAAAGCTCATCTGCATAATAGACAGAGCCTCGGTTAAACGCATGACCAAAGACGGTTTGTTGCATGGCTTGTTCCCATGCTTCCATCTCCCAAAGTTTGACGGCGTTGTTATCGCCAGTGAGCATAGATGTGGTTGACATTTTTTTCTCCGTGTGAAAATGAAAAATCCGCGCAACATTGCGCGAACATAACTCTTTTCATTGTCAATCACAGAGAAGTAGCCTCTGGCGGCCTGTTTTTTAAAGGGAACGACCCCTTGCGACAAATGGCAGTTAACGTCTGCATACGAACAGGTTATAGCCCCTGTCAGGCACTACCGTTGAAGTACGGCGAGACTTGCAATCATGATATCATGTATAATGCTTTAAGAAGGCTGCATGGTGAGCTTCGCCAAGACGAAAAGATGGAAGCTTATTACAGGTCGATGGAAGCTGATGAACTGAGAAACTTGCAGAGACGCACTAATATGCAAGTTGGAACTGGAAACCTAAGAATAGAGTCAATTATTTAAGGAGAATAGAGATGAATAAACTGAGAAATACAATCGCTGCATTGGCTCTGTGTGTAGCAATTCCAGCAGCGGCTTATGCCTCTGTTACGAAAGGTGAGCTGCAACGGCTTCAAGACCTGACGCTGGATATCCTTACCGCAACGGTAACGACTATCACTGCAACGACAGCAACAATTACCACGCTGACGAATACCACGCTGACGAATAGCGGTCTGATTACCGAGAACCGCGCACCTTCGGCAGACTCAGCGACAACCAATAACTCCATTGACTTGAACCTGACCGCGCCTGTCGATACGACTGGCACTAACACGCATCAAGGTTACAACGTAGACCTGACCATCGGTAACGCCACTGGCGGTACGAATACGGTCAACGCCTTCAATCTTGGCAACGTAACTGGTGACGCACAGGTTGATATTAACGGCCTGAAGATCGGAACCGGCTCTCGTCTTGGTACGACCAACGCCATCACAATCGGAACTGGTTGGGATACTGGTATTGACATCACTAACACCGCCGCCGCCGATAGCGCAGCAACGGAGTATGGTATCGACCTGAACGTAACTACCCCCGTTGATACGACTGGCACGAATACGCACATGGGTCTCAATATTGACTTCTCGATTGGGAACGCAACTGGCGGTACGAACAATGCCTACGGCCTGAATATCGCCAACGTGACTGGTGATGCCCAGATGAACGTAGTCGGTATCAACATTGGCACAGGTACTACGCTCGGTACATCTAACGCTGTTACCATCGGCTCTGGTTGGGATGCTGGCCTTGAGGTAGCTTCTCCTGTCTCTATCACTTCTACGCTTACTGGTGATGGCGGGGATGCTTTCTCCGGTTTCCTGCAAAGCCAAGTGGCATCAACGACCGTTGCCATTACAGCAGCACAGGCTGATAAAACCTTCGTTTCAAACAGCGCAGACGTAATGACGCTGCCCGAAGCATCCACTGTTCTCGGCGCTCGTTATACATTCGTATGCGGTACGGCTGATGACTTTGACATCAACCCCGCAGACGGCACAGACGTCATCGGTACAGTAGCATCCATCACAGGCGCTAATACGACTACGGTGCTTGCTCCTGCCGCTGGTGACGCTATCCGTTGCACTGACATCGGCTCATCCATCATCCTTGAGGCTGTTGGGGCTGACCTGTGGGCTTCTATTGGTACGGCTAACGGCATCTGGACAGACGTTAACTAAGAGGTCTACAGTGACCGACAAGAAGCTCGACCTATACATAGCTATACCGACAGTCCGAGATTGGAAACCAGAGTTTGGGGTATCCATGATCGGGCTGTCGGTACATCTTACGCGTCAGATGAAGGATAAAATCATCAGGGGCTTCTACGTCAACAACAAAATCACTTCCCATCTTCCCAAGGGCAGACAGATGATGTTGGATGAGGCAATGGAAGGGGAGTTTACACATATCCTTTTCATTGATGATGACCAGAAGTTCACTCCGCAATGCCTTGACATGATGCTGTCTCGCAAGAAGCCATTTGTCTCTGCGAATATCTGCAAGAAGTCCATTGATGACGGTGGCTGGATTGCATCTTACGGAGAAGGTAGGCGCGTCAATAGCACAGGCAAGACTGGAATTGAGCCAGCGCTTACTGTTGGACTTGGTTTCGCATTACTGGATTTGGATTTTGTTCGTAAGACAAAGAAGCCTCACTTCGAGATGTGCTGGATTGATGAGATTGGTGGTTACATCGGGGAGGACGTTTACTTCTGCGCCAAGATGAAACACCACGCCGGAGTAATCCCTTGGATTGACAATGACGCTTCCAACATCGTCACGCACGTTGGCAACTACGAGTACGGCGCAAGAGATGTTCCTGCCGAGAAAACATCGGAGGTCGCATGATACAGGTATGTGACGATACAGAGTTCAATGGCGAGAAAACGACTTGGTTTTTCGAGAATGGGCGGTATATAAAAAAGAATAAGAACGATACTGTGGTAGCTGCAATAGCAGGAGAATACCTACCTGACCCTGACGAGCTTTGGAAAAACAGGTGCAAGTCTATAGGTGCTGAATACCCATCAGTCTCAACACTCCATCCGAAAACAGGAAAAGCAATCAGACTAAAACCGTCAGAGGCAACCTTCGAGCTATTTGACCATTGGGAGAAGAATAATGCCAACATTAACCACTAACTTCTCCCTAAATAAACCTGTCGTCAATAGCGCGACAGATGAGGACTTATGGGGTGGGTATCTCAATGACAACATGGATACTATCGACTCTACGGCGAAGGTTGCGCGTGACCGCGTAACGAGAGCTATTACTACGACTGACAGCGTTGTAGCTGGTGACAGGAATAAAGCCCTCTTGTGTGACGCATCAGGTGGCGCATGGACGCTGACTTTGATCGCAGCGGCTACGGCAGCTACTGGTTTTGAAGTTATCATCAAAAAGACTGATAGTTCAGGCAACGCCATCACTATTGACGGCAACGCATCCGAGACGATTGACGGTGCTACAACGTATTCACTCTCCGGTCAGTACAACGCTGTAGTGTTGGTAAGTGATGGGTCGAATTGGCACATTGCAGCGAAGGTGACTTCTTCCGCCGCTGTTGCATCTGCATCAACATCGGCAGAGGGTATAGTCGAGCTTGCTACAACGGCTGAGACGCAAACTGGTACTGATAGCGCAAGAGTTGTTACACCTGCTGGACTTAATGGCGCTATTAATTTCAGTAATTACTATACAAGCTCGGAGCAATCAATTACCAGCGGCTCTGCTATTACATTGACACACTCTCTCGGAGCAATACCGAAATTGATGGTCGCAGAGCTAGTTTGCAAGACTACTGACGGCGGGTGGGCGGTTGGCGACAGGGTGTTGATTGACACTTATATCGGCACATCTGGGAACGTAGGTCTTGGGATTGGATATAGCACAACGCAAATAACGCTTATTCCCGCATCATCTGGTATTCAAGCCGTAAATAAATCATCTGGGGCGCAATTCACTATTACTAATGCTAGTTGGCGGCTTGTTGCACGTGCATGGGCATAAACTATGACCACAAGAGTATCAATCATCAGGCCGATAGAAACTCTGCCAGGGGTTCGACCTGTCACTGAGGGTACGGCTCTTACCACTCAGCATTATATAATGTCTGATAAAATGAGGTCGTTTAACGGCCTGCCACAGAAAATAGGTGGTTGGGAGTCTGTTGATTTTGCTGATAGCAATACCATATCCGGCATATCCCGCAGCATATATTCAACGGCTATCAGTAGCGATGTTATCACGATTATCGGCACTCACTCGCGCCTGTATTCCCTGCAAGGATCGGTATTGGTCAATATCACTCCAGTACAGACATCATCTACCGCCGCTGCGAACAGCCTTGATACGCTATATACTACGTTAGCGAATAACCCGATTACGACCGTGAATGGTGAGAAAACCATTACCATTGCCGATACATCTGCCTCAAGGTTTGTCGCCGGTGATACGGTAACTCTGTCTGGTGCTGCGACAACAAATGGCATACCTGACACTGATATTAATATCGCGCATACCATCAGGAGCGTTGCTGCAAGCTCGTTTACTATCAGGGTTGCAACGGCAGCATCGTCGTCTGGAACTGGTGGCGGCGCTTCAGTAGTCAGGGCTTGTGGTTTAATCCGTCTCAACAAGGCAAGTCACGGCTTGTCAAACGGAGACAGGGTAAAAATATCAGGCGCAGCTACAGTTGGCGGTGTGACGGATACAGTCATAAACGTAGAGCATATTATCAGGAACGTAGCGTCAGGTTATTATGACGTGATGACAACTGGATCATCAACATCATCTGCGTCAAGTGGCGGTGGTGCAGGAACGGTTTACTATCCGCCTATAGCAGCAGGATTACAGAACGAATCATACGGCCAAGGCTACGGTATGGGTAAGTACGGGGTTGGCCTGTATGGTACTGCATTGCAATCAACTACAGCGAGAACGATGGTTAGGACTTGGTATGTTGACCGATTCGCCAACCTCATTGTAATGACGCCTGGCAATCAGACTGGATTGTATGAGTGGAACGGAGATACGACTGTTGCGCCTGTTTTGGTGACAAACGCGCCAACGACAATCAATTATCAATTCGTGTCAGATAACATCATCGTTACTTTTGGAAATTCTACTGAAAACAGGATCAAGACTTCTGAGCAGGGTGACAGGACAAACTGGACTTCCTCATCCACAAATCAAGTCTATATTGATGACATCGAGGGCGTTGGAAGGTTTATTTCCCATTTGCACGTAAATGGCGTCAACCTTATTTTCACCGAGCAGCAAACATTCACTTTCCGAAAGATACACAGGGATGCTGGCGTTTGGGAAGTAAAAATGAAAGACCCCGCTATTGGCATTTTAGGGCCAATGTGCAGGTGCGTTGCTGGAGGGATCGGCTTCTGGGTTGGGGAAAACAATTTCTATATGTGGCGCGGAGGCAACATTGACATTGTTCCGGCAAACTCACAGAAGCAGTCAACGCTGCTAAAGTATGTGTTTGACAACATAAACCGAGCGCAAAAAAGCAAGTTCTTTATGTGGTATAACGAGACGTATAATGAGGTCTGGTTCCACTATTGCAGCGCAACCAGCAACGAGCCCGACCGCGTGGCTCGGCTTTGCCTACAGGACTTGTCATGGTGGCCGGATACGATGGAAAGAACGGCTGCTGAATACCCGAATATCAACCTGCAATACCCAAGATTGATTGATGATGATGGTGTCCTGTATCAGCATGAAAAGACCGCCAATGCTGACGGCTCGGCACTGTCTTGGTCGCTACAGTCAAACGACAAGGTGGCAGACAAGGACAATACCGTCATTGTCGGGATTGTTCCAGACAGCCTGCAAGATGGAAGTATCACGTTCACGGTTGAGGGCAGGGCATGGCCTCAGTCTACCACACTGACATACGATACTGACTTCACCGTGACATCTACATCGGAGAGGCTTCCAGCAGCTATTTCAGCAAGAATATGGAACTATACATGGGCTGGCTCTACTGTCGATCAGGAATGGACAATGGGGCAATGGTTTGAAGAAATACAGAAGGGGTCGGGTTACTAATGGCAACTAAAAAATACCCCATTCTTAAAGACGAGACGTTGGAAAGCGCGATTGAGTGGATACGGGATGTAACCCGTACCCGCGATGATGATATTGGCGATGATGACTCTATTGAAGCGCAAATCAATAACTTACAGCCTGAAGATGCCACGCTGACGGCGCTTTCAGGTCTATCAATGGCTCAGGGCGACCTAATATACGGCACTGGCGCAGATGCCTTTGCTTTGCTTAATAAAAGTGCTTCATCCACTAGGTATCTGTCAAATACAGGAACCAGCAATAATCCAGCATGGGCGCAGGTAAACCTTGCAAATGGCGTCACTGGCAACCTCCCCGTAGGAAACCTTAACACAGGAACAAGCGCATCCAGCTCTACTTACTGGCGTGGTGACGGCACTTGGGTATCCCCAAACGCTCCATTGTTCACATCCTCAGACCAGACGGTGACATTGGCAGACGGAACGCTGTTTACGCTCGCCCACAGCCTCGGCAGGCTTCCGTATAAGGTAGAGGTTGTATTGCGCTGTGACTCAACGGATTTAGGCTATGCCGCAAATGATTATGCTGTTTACAGATGCTCAAACGATGGTTCAACTGGTGGCGTAACGATTGCCTATAATACGACTAATGTTTACGTACAGGAAAACACCACAGGCAGCGCGTGGCAGGTGGTTGACAGGTCAACGCAGTTATGGGCTGATATTGATGTAACTAAATGGAAAATGGTTG